GGCTGAGCCTGGTAGGTGCGGATTGGCCACGAGATGCGGAATTCCTCAGCGTGAGCTTTGGTTGCGTTGCCCAGCATTTCCTTCAGCTCGGTTTCATCGTCGCTGATGGTTTTTTCAAGCACTTTGATTTGCTCTTTCGCTTTGACGATCCGCTCGGCAAGCGTTGCTCCCCACTCGCCTAGATCAACGCTGTCTAAGTTGGAATCGCCTGGCCATTTGGTGCCGTACTCCGCGGGAGTGGCAGGGTCGTACCATTCGACTTCACCAGTCTCTGTCCAATGCGTGAGCTTGGTTTCAAACTCTCGAGCTTTGGCTCGGATCTTGGTTTGCAACTCCTCATGAGGCGCAAACAAGAAGATGCGCAGCTCGGTGCCTTGATACAGCACGCAGACAGCTCCCCACTTGGCGCCAGTAATATCCATCTGCGCCTGAAGCTGGAGAGGGCCGCGGCTTAGCGCTGGGTAATCTTCGGGATACACCGAGGTGACCTTTGCCTCGAGCACGCCGACGCCATCCAGCGTGATTGACTCGGCGCCAACCACGTAAACGCCAGCGTCTGAGTTATCGGAAACCACCAGACCGTTGCCGTCTCCCTGGCCATCTAAGCTGCACGCGATCGGCGCGTCAGGATGGAAGTACGGTTTGGGATGGTCCAGCACTAAGTGCGACAGACCCAGCCGTGCGCTTGCCTCAAGCAGAAGCGGCACTTCAAGCAGATTGCCCCAGTGCATTGCCTCGTTGGTCTCAAAATGCTCTGGAGCGTCCTGTAGCGCGTTTATGACGCTCGTAAGGACACCATTAGGCGTCTCGTACTTTGAGTGGCCCAGCAGGGCTGGGACGCGGCTTGCGCTAAGCATTGTGTTGGGGGTTACTTTGCCGACCATCACAGACCTCCAGAAAGTGCGAGAAACAAGCAGATTGCCGACATTGCGCCGACGGCAATTGACGCCAGAATGATTGTCAGATTGGAATCGTGTTCAGGTTTCATCGCTTGCCTCAAAGGTTGGTTCTACGTAGCGGATCGTTACGAAGTTATCGTCGCTGTATTTTTCAAGCGCAATTTCGTTGAATTCGTCAGCAACGCGGTTCTTGATGGCGGCCAGAACAATGTCTAGCACTTCTTGCTGGTTCAGTATGATTTTCATGATTGCTCCTTTGTTGGGGCCGAAGCCCCGTGGTTGATTTACTTGGTTTCAACAATGAAACCGTCTGCTTCAAGCGTTTCGGTGAAGTCTGGCGCTGCCGACTTGCGAATGTTGACCGAGGCGCCACCCCAAATCCGCGCTTTCGCTGCTGGAGTGTTTGCGACAAACACCACGCTGGTGTCGTTGAAGGAGAAGGGGAGAATCTGAAAGTCAGCCATTTTGGGCCTCCGGTTGTGCGCCACGACGTGCAGCGCATGACCAGAACTTTACCTATGGTTGACAACCAAATCAAGGGGTCAGACCAACTATTTTTCTAGGGACAAACCCTAGTACAGATTTTCTCCACAAGCCTGCTGACTTCGGGCATCATCTGCCGTTCCCACTCGGAGATCAGATGTTTACCCTCCAATTCACAATCCCAGGACCACCTGTCGGCAAGGGCAGACCACGGTTCAGCACCGCTGGCGGCAAGCCCCGCAGCTATACACCGGCTGTCACTCGAGAGTACGAAGCACTCATTGCAGCTCGAGCTGCTGAAGCAATGCAGGGCCACGCACCGTTACAGACGCCGCTGACGGTCTACATATATGCAGCGATGGGCATTCCCCTGAGCTGGTCAAAAGCGAAGCGCCAGGCGGCGTTAGACGGCGATATTTACCCTGCCAGACCAGACGTGGATAACATCGCAAAAACCGTATTGGACGGAATGCAAGGTGTTGTCTTTGAGAATGACTCCCAGGTAACGTACTTGAAAGTAACCAAGAAATATTCCGAAGAAGGAATGGTCACAGTCTGGCTGTCGGAGAACCTGCCATGAGTGACCCGTTCAAAATCTCTGGCCCGACTTGTATATCTTTTTCTGGCGGCAGAACGTCGGCTTATATGTTGTGGCGCACTATTCAATCTAACGGAGGCTTGCCAGAAGAGGCGAAGGTCTGTTTCCAGAACACCGGGAAGGAACGAGAGGAAACGCTCAAGTTCGTCAACGAATGTTCGGTCCGGTGGGGAGTAGATATAAGTTGGTTAGAGTTTAGAGATACCCCAGAGAGGTTTGAGAAAGTATCGTTTGAGACTGCCAGCAGGAACGGTGAGCCTTTTGAGGCGATCATCCGTAAACGTAAGTACCTACCAAATCCACTGGTTAGGTTCTGCACGGCGGATTTAAAAATTAAAACCTGCCATAAATACCTTAAATCTTTAGGATGGAAGGAGTGGGAAAGCTGGCTTGGTATAAGAGCAGATGAACAAAGAAGGTTGGCTAAAATAAAAAACCAAGACTACGGACGGCACGAGACCAAGTACGCCCCCTGCGGCATTGCAGGCATCACCAAGCATGACGTAGCCAAGTTCTGGAAGGAGCAACCTTTTGATCTTGAGTTGGTCAACGACAATGGCACAACTCCGTGGGGAAACTGCGACCTGTGCTTTTTGAAAGGTACGAACAAGGTTATGAGCTTGATCTCACGAGAGCCAGAACGCGCACTTTGGTGGGCCAAGATGGAAACCATCGCCACGCCCAACAAACCAACAGGGGCGTTTTTCCGCAAAGACCGTCCGTCCTACCAAGCAATGATGGACGCAGCAAACAGCCAGGTTGATATGTTTGACAGCTCTGAAGACATTTCTTGTTTTTGTGGGGACTGAATGAGCAAAGCAGCCAACATTGAAGCCAAAAGACGGCTGGAACGGATGCCGTACAGACTGATGGATTTGAATGGAAAACCCGTCAGAGATTATTCTAAAGCTGAAAAGGAGATCGTAAAGGAAATCAAAAGAGAATACGAAAACAGCCTCAAAAGCACCTCAGACTAGCCTGTGGATAACCTGTGGATAACTACCCTGAAATCTGTGGATAACCCTGTGAATAACCTGTGGATAACTTTTCTTCATATACGTGCGCGCGTAGAGATCTAAGACTAAGATCTAAGACTAAGATCTAAGACTTAGAGAGCTAAGACTAAGATCTAAGGAGAAGATCTATGACTAAGATGAATGACTCTATATTTAATTTTACTAAAGAAATAAGAGGAGGTTTGAAAAAAATAAAAGGTGCTCAAATAAGTGGCAACACGGTCGATAAGTTAATTGCGCTGGACATGACGTCGGCGCAAATGCAGAAGGCAATTGAATCGGTTATCAGACGCCGAATTGATGCCAAACAATCCGAGGTTGAAACAATGGAGGAATTACTTTCCGAAGTTGTGACTGACCAAATCCTGAGAAACAATCTAAAGTGAATCAAATGAATAAACCAACCGCAGCCAAAGGCAATTACGAGCAGAAACCTGGCAAGGGCGCTGCATTCCCGAATGACAAAAAGGTCGAGGACTGGCACGCCGATTACAAGGGACGGATCTGCCTGCCAGACGGTTCGATGCACTGGCTGGACGTGACGATCAAAACCGCTGCCAGCGGGATGCAATACGCTGCAATTTCGATTGGAAACGCTTGCGAACCCTCCACCGCGGTCGATCATGGCCCGAAAAGGCATCCAGACGGGCACCAGAACGGCTTTCAGAAGGCAGGTGAGGCTACCCTACCAGCCCGGATGAAAAACGCGCCACAGGGCCGCGCACCGAGTTTTGAGGATGACGCCGATTCCGACATTCCTTTTTGATGTTGAAGGAGTAATAAAATGGAAATTAAATTAGATCCACTACAAGTCATTGCCAATCATGGATCAATGACGTCAAAGCAATGCGCCGAATACTTTCCGGGTTTAAGCTCAAAAGACATTGATGCAAAGCTGCGCCAGGGCTTCCGTGTTGGGAGACTTGGGCGGCGAATTGACGAGACTGACGGCGCCAGTCGCAAGCGATACGTTTATTTCGACGCCAATGGTCGTGCCAGCAATCGCGAGCCAGAATATTGCGTCGTTCTCAGAACCCTTGGAAAACCCCTGGAGAACGTTGATGGAATTTACTAATGGCCGATTTGTCTACCGCGGCGAGGACAACGAGAAGCTCCACCCAGACGTGCAGCCGGTATTCTTTCTGGGTGACGCAATGTACGTGCCGCACTACGTGACTCCGCACATTTGGGTGTCTTACGGCAACGAGAAGCTCACGACCAAGAACCTGATTGAGCGAAACGCTAAGATTGGCACGACTTATTTATGGGTTCGACCGTGGATTGAGAAGATCTTCAATTCTGAGGATATTTTTAACATGAAAGAGTCACAATTGAAAAAGGCGCTAATTGCATGACGCTACAAGTAGGAGAATCAATTACCAGCATTCAATTAAACGTCAGCGAATTGCAAAAACAATGTGCTGGATTCGAAGTGGAGCTGGACTGCGTTGTCAGTCTTGCAAAGCAAATCCAGGCTGACGCATCCGTTTTGATAGACGAATGGGAAGGACAAGATGAAACCAGTAATCGACGAACAAACCAGCGACCTATTCTTGGAGGAATGGCTGTGCGACCTACTTGCGGATCCTGTAGATATTTCCAGCTACTTGGAGGAGATGGGACGGAC